AACCCTGACCGTGCATCATTCTTGCGTGCGTCATGCAACCTTTGGGTTGCGTCAGACAAGTCATGGATAGCACCGGGTCTATGGCCTGAGTTGGAGTACACAGACCCGATGCCTGACGGTGGCACAATCGCCATAGAAACAAGTCTGACCGACGACCGCTATTTTGCCACTCGAGCCGTAGTGCTTGACGATCGGCGCACCGTTGTAACCGTTGAGTTTGTTTGCGACACTTACGACGAGATGTTGCAACACGTTGAGCGCCTAGCCAAAAACACGGCAATTAAATTTGCTATTTCACCGTCAATAGATATTCATTGGCCGTTGGCGTTAGAGCGTCGGCGTGCAATCGTCGGCTATGGCGAGATACTTAAATTTACGCCGCGCATCAAGTCAATGATCCACGAAAAACTGTTGTGGCATACAGGCGAAAATATGCTTGCCGAACACGTGCAACGCGCCGTTGCAGTACGGTCACAAAACAGCATCGCACTATCTAGCCAGCGATCACCCGGGCCAATTGAGTTAGCACGATGTTTAGTTTGGTGCGCCGCACTTGCAAGCCGACCTACTGCAACAGGTAAACCTATGATCGTTGTGGCTAGTGGCTAGTATGCAAAACGGGTGGCCGTCGTAAACCTATGCTTTCTCGGTTACGTTCGCGGCGGTCACCTATCAACACGGGCAAGCGATACGCGTGGCATACTTAGCCAATGGCAATCTTTAGCAGGTCAATAAACAAAGCAGCGATATCGCCTGAGCCAACAAAAGCGGCAGCGGCTGGTAGTTATTACAGCAACAGCGTCAACAACGGTGGCGCAAACATGGTCGGTCAGTACTACTCGTACGTAGAAGGCGATGCACGCAACCGTGCAATGAGCGTGCCAACTATTAGTCGAGCGCGCGATCTTATGGCCAGCGTCATCGGTTGCATGAACTTAAAAATGTATAACGAAATTTGGAACGGCAACGAAATGGAAAAGATGCCGTTAGCGCCGCGCACTTGGCTACGCAAAATAGACCCAAGCCTTCCTAATTCGTTTTTGCTTGCGTGGTTATTTGATGATCTATTCCATTTTGGCAGAGCGTTTTTGTACGTTACTTCGCGCACCGCTGACGGTTATCCCGCGTCGTTTACTCGACTACCCGCAGCAATGGTGCAGACTTTAGATCAGTCAGGGCCAGTTTGGTTTGCGCCGTCAAAACAAATTATTTTTCAAGGCGGCAACTTAGACCCAAATGACGTTGTGCAATTTTTGTCGCCAATACAAGGCATTATTTATATGAGCGAAACGGCAGTTGCAACAGCGCTTAAACTTGAGGCGGCGCGATATCGCAACGCATCGTCAGCAATCCCGGCTGGTATTTTGCGTCAGACTGGTGGCGAGCCTTTAAGCGCTCAAGAGTTAGCCGATCTAGCACAAGCGTTTAACGCGGCGCGCGCAACTAATCAAACTGCAGCGCTAAACGAATTTGTAACCTACACAGAAACGATGACTAGCCCTGACAAAATGTTGCTTATTGAAAGCGCAGAATTTCAAGCAATGGAAATGGCACGACTTTGCAACATTCCGCCGTACCTTGCAGGCGTATCGGTCGGCAGTTACTCGTACCAGTCGAGCGCCGAAGCGCGCATGGACTTGTGGACATTTGGCGTACGCGCATACGCAGATTGCATCGCTGGCACATTGAGCGGTAACAACGTGCTACCTAACGGCACATATGTTGAGTTTGACGTAGAGCAATATTTGTCGGGCGAATACTCAATGAGTGACTACCGCGAAGACAATTCCGAAACACCAATACCAAATGGAGTACTATAAATTTTATGATCCGATTAACCCCTTCACAGATCACGGTTGATGCAGCGGCGGCAGAGGGCTTGCCGTCGCGCTCAATCTCAGGCGTGGCAGTTACTTACGACGAGACAGCCACAGTTAATGACGGCACTAAGGTACGATTTTTGCAAGGGTCGTTGCCAGTCACGGGGCGCGACCCGAAAATTCTTGGCCAACATGACAGCAATCAGATTGTTGGCAAAGTTGTTGAGCGCGTGGACACGCCACAGGGCATGATGTTTACGGCCAAGATCAGCGCAACTCGACTAGGCGACGAATATATGACGCTTATGGCTGACGGCGTTATTGACGCAGTATCGGTAGGCGTAACCCCAACAAAGTTTAGTTACGACGAGGAAGGCGTGATGATTGTTGAGGCGGCTAACTGGCAAGAATTGTCGCTGGTCAGCGAAGGCGCGTTTAGCGGTGCAATCATTACCGACGTAGCGGCCAGCAAGCCTGACGAGGTAGCCGGGGGTATCCCCGAAACAGAATTAACTAATGCTATACAATCAGAACAAGACGATCAAAAGGACAAAGACATGACCGACAAAATTGAAACACCAGTAGCAGAAGCAGCCGCAAGCACAGTTGAAAAATTGTGGGCGCAACCTGCACGCGAATTCAAGATGCCAACAGCAGCCGAATACATGGTTGCGATGAACGCAGGTGGCGACACTTTTGCAAACGTCAACGCGGCATACAAAGCAGCAGTCAGAAAACAACAGTCAGCGTTGCAAGCAGCAGCAGGCGACATTTTGACAACTGATACACCGGGTCTTTTGCCAGTACCAGTTCTTGGGCCACTATTTCAAGACTTGAACTTTGTGCGACCAGTTGTCAGCGCATTTGGTGCGCGTGCAATGCCAAACACACCGTCAAAAACTTTTACTCGACCAACAATCACCACACACACTTCAACTGCAACACAAACTGAAGGTAGCGCAGTTAGCGCAACAACAATGGTGATTGCAGCAAACACAGTTACAAAAACAACTGTTGCTGGTCAAGTAACAATTACTCAACAGGACATGGACTTTACTGATCCTGCGTCAATGAATTTAATCTTGAACGATCTTGCAGGCGAGTATCTCATCAAAACTGATGACGTTGCAGCCGACGCACTTGTTTCAGGTAAGACAGCGTCAGGCTCGACATGGACAGTTACAGCCGACAACCCATCATCGTTGATTAGCGCGTTGTATGACGCAGCACGCGAGATCGCTGAGGACAGCAACTATTTCCCAACACATTTGTGCGTATCGCCTGACGTGTGGGAAAAATTGGGCAGCCAGTTAGACGGTTCAAAACGACCAGTACTTGGTTACGTAACTGACGGCATCATGGGTCAGAACTCAATCGGCAAAGTCGGCGGCATGGGCTACAACAACATGAACGTCATGGGCTTGCAACTGGTAGTTGACAACAACTTCGCAAGCGGCACAATGCTTGTTGTTTACGCACCGGGCTTTGAGATCTACGAGGCTCAGCAGGGCATACTTAGCGTTGCCAATCCATCTACGTTGTCACGCACGTTCAGTTACTACGGTTACTTCTCAACATTTGTTGCCAAGTCATCGTTCATTCAGGGCATCGTAATCGCCTAGTCGCATGGCGGCTACACCGCTATGGCGACCTATCTAACAGCGTCAAAACAGTTACTAAATAACTACGCCTGCATATCTACGCTCGAGCCAACCGACATACAGGTTGGCGACACGATCGTTGTTGCAAGCATTGCCGCACCGTTTAACGGCACGTTCACCGTGTTGTCATGCCCGCAATACGAATACACAGGCATTGACAGCACTACAGGCGAATGGCTGTTTAACGAGAACGTACCGCGCGCTAATCAAGTGCTGTACGCCTGCACAGGCTCGGCAGTCGAGTACAGCGCGTTTTACACAGGCACAGTCTCGTTCACACCTACCTGCACTTGGGTCACGGTTGCAAACCTTGTCACCTATCTTGGCGTGTCAATCACTAACCCGTCAGACGATTACACGCTGGCTACGCAGGCCGTAAGCGCTGGCAACCAGTTCTGCAGTCGCCGACGCGCCGAGGCAGGCTACAACGACAGTCTCAGCACGTCGCCTAGCGGTGACGTAACGCTTGGCTGTTTGATGTATTGCGCGGCGTTGTGGCGTAGTCGAGGCAGTCTTGAAAACGTGTTTGCGTCGTTTGACAACATGGGTACAGCACCGCAACAGTCAATGACACCAATCGTTAAACAGTTGTTAGGTATTGACCGACCAGCGGTGGCATAGTGCCTGCACCGTACACAGACCTATTTAACGAGGCGCTAGACGACCTGAGCGCCACGCTGACAGCCGTAACAGGGTTACGGGTAGTGACAGACCCCACAAAACTTGTGCCTAATTGTGTGTTCATTACAGCGCCAAGTTTTACAACCATTGCAGGCAACGGCAACATCGTACGCATGGACTACCCAATTAAAATTGTTGGCAGCGGCCCAGCTGGGTTGCCT